TAATTATAACATATTCCATTACCATTTGTCAACCTATAATTGACTTGGTTTTCTTACTTTGTTTAGGATTATCTACCCAATAAATCGTATTAGGGGGTAAAAACCCATGCATAAACCAAGCATTACCGAATGTTGGATTACCCTTTCCTGTAAAGTCTACACGATTATTATATACAAGTGTAGACATGCCATGCTCTATAAACATTCTGCCTCGTTTTCCACCTTGAAAACTTGTTACTGGCAATAACAACGCAAATGGTTTACCTAGAGCATAACAGTGTTCTATAAACTTATCTTTGATACTATATGGCGGATTAGTTATAATGCCATCATATACATCATCTGGCTCACAATCGAAAAAGTCTTTACCTTCACTTGGTATTATCTTATATCCATTGTTATTAAAGCCATCTACGATTAGATTAGATGTACCACTAGTCGCTTCATAATAAGTTTTATCCTTATCGATATATTCCAGAAGTGGCTGAACTTGGTCAGATGGTGTATAACATTCATCTGACTCTTTGTTTCTCGCCCGTCTCTGAATTAAGTCTGTGTAAGTATTGCTCATTATAAATCAAACAAGTTGTCAAAAGTTTCGGATGCATTTGCATCACTCATATCCCAATTCAAAACGCCAATCAAGTTGTCTAACTTCTTATCAACAATCGTTTGTTCCATTAACTCGTGGTCAAATGGCAAATCCTGAAACCATTGTGGTATCTTTGTAGCATCAATTGGATATGCTACACTCTTTAACTTGAATGTATTTGGTTTCAGTTTACAAATGATGCACTTCATACCATCTACAATCTCTACCGCATACCTGTCTTGGTTGAGTTCACGTAACATATTCCAGTTCAAGGCGGCTGATACATGACCAGGAAGATGTACTTTGTCTTTCTTAGATGTATCACCACCTACGCTCACATCTCTTGCCATTGCCTTCTTGGCGGCGTTCACTCGGTTCTTGTATGAAGTCAAATTGTTCACACGGGACTGAGAACCTTTTTCCCAACCTGGCTTTGCCCTAAACTCTTTCTTAAATTCTTTCACCATATCGATAACATCTTCTCTGCTACCATCAAGCAACACCTTCAAAAGTACTTCACTTAAGAAGTTTTGCATATACTTCGGTGTATCAGAACGTTTAAGGTCAAGACCCATCGCTTTAATCTTGCCAGGTTTACCATCAACATCTCTACGTTCGCCATCATCATCATAGATAAGCATCGCATAGCGTTTCTTTTTGATAAAGATACCTTGTGTAGCACAGTTTTCACGACCAGCAACAATAATCTCACCTTCTTTTCTAGGAACATTAAAGAATGTTTTCATAAAGTCTGGAAAACTAGTGTTAACTTGGTTGGCAACTTCATCATATAACTCTAAGACTTTATCTTTAGTCCATTCTATAGTCCCATCATCAATCTCTTGTTTGTAAACAGGATACATTGAATAGTAAATGGAGTCTGTATCACCATAGATAACTGCTGGACCTTTATAGTCATAATGTCCTGCAATAACTTCATTTGTCTTAGCACCCATATGTCGAGTAATACAACGGCCTGTAAGTGTTGTACTCTGACCAATACGTTTATCATAAAAACGACACCCTTGGTTCAACAACGCACCGTATAGAGAGTTCAAGTTAATCTTTTTAACTAACTGTCGTTTGTCCCAATATGCAATCTGTTCTTTATCACCATCTGCAATAGCCTGTTTCTTGCTTTGTTGCATGACTTGTCGTTCTGCATACCATCGTTCTAGTAAACTTGGAATGATACCTTGAACATCTTGTTTGAAGATAGTGCCATTTGCAGTCACAGTCCAGTTCAAGCCGCTATTGAATATCAAGTCATATGCTTCTGCACCAGACACTGTTTGGGTAGTTTTCATATCTTCATATGGACTATCTTCTAGGACTAAAGTAACTCTACTTGCTTTGTCTTTCTCGTTTAGAACACGAAATTCTTCTGAACTAAATGTTTCATCCCATGCTTGAGAAGAACCATATGTTTTAGCACCAGTCTTTCTACCTTCAGATATTCTGTCACCGATTAGTTTGTCGGTTAAGTCTGGTCGAAGTTGTCCCGCAATAGTTTCAGGTGACATATTCATAGCACGAATAACTGATGGATAAAGAGAGTTGATATCAATACCTGCTACCCACTTCTGTAAACCTTTCTTAGGAACTGCCACAAAAGCACCAGCGGCCTTCTGCATTTCTAAGTCGTGTAAATCTTCATCTGTTAATTCAACATCATCATCTGACCATTCACGTCTCTTTCTGTCAGGAACAACCATGCCTCTTCTGTGTGCTTCATTAATAATTGCTTGTTCTGTAACTGCAACTGCACCCATTGTTGTTTTGATATTCACTGTATTATCGTGTGCAATCTCGTTTGCCAGTTCAATAAATCTTAGTTTCTTATCAATCTTATCAAGTAGTGCAACGTCTTGTCTGTTGTATGCCACGAACTTGTAGAAGTCGTTGTTATATAACTGGTCTAATGTGCCATCATATGCAACTTTTTGTTCACCTACTTCATGTTCGCCAATCGTATCAAGTGCATATGAATGCATTTCGTGGTAGGTATACTTGCGATATAGTTCTAAGTAGTCAAGGTGAATTCTGCCAAACAAGTCAAACGTTTCTTGTTCTTTACCATACTTTACTATCTTACGCTTCTGTGGTACTAAATCCCACAAACACATCTTGCGTGTATGTGACTTGCTTAGTATTCTAGTAATTCGATTAACAGTATATGGAATATCATAACCTTCAGAGTTCCAACCAGTTAACACATCAGCATCTTCAATCACATCTAAGAAGTCATTGAGCATGTCTGCTTCACTTAGGTATAGTTCTGTATTCGGAAATTGCTCACAGATTCTTTGAGCCTCAGCAAGACCTTCGCCTTCACGCATACCTTTTGGTGGGATTACAAGTGTGACAAGTAAGTCAAGCCATTGTAAATGAACCGTAATGGCTGTGATTGCCATGAACGGGTCACTAGGGTCAGCGAAGCCTTTAGTCGCATCAAAGTCAGTCTCAATATCGAAGAAAGCAGTATTAAGTGTTGGTGATTCTACACCGTTGTAGTTCTCACTCAAACACTTAACTTCAGGTTTCATATCACTTTCGTAAAATGTTTTGCCTACGTTTATCTTTCGTTCTTTATGGAGGTCTTTGAGACGTTTACATTTGATTTGGCGAACTTTTTCACCATTAATACTTAGATGGTCACCACGTGGGTCTTTCACATAGAAAGTACGCCACGCTGGATAATCACTGTAAACTCGTTTACCTTTAATTCGTTCTACAACTTGAACAATATCTTTGTCTTTGTTGTAGAAAGCATCTACATAACTCAAAGAGTGCGACCTACTGTTTCTAAGATAGTTTCCATATCTTCAAAGTCTTGGCGAGTTTCAGCAAGTTTTGCCTTATGTGCCACAGAGATTGCTTTGTTTAAAACCGCTGGTTTAACATCGATTTCTTCAGCAATTGCTCTCACAGTATCACGTAATCCGCCTTTCAGGTCTTCACATTCTTGTAGAACTAAGCAACCTTCGTTCACTAATTGAATGAGTTTTGCTTTTTCTTCTTCGTTAATTGCGTCAATTGACATATAAATCTCCTATAAGTTGGACAATAAAAAAGAGTGCTTTTACACACTCTTTATATATTAACATAAGTGACTTACAAAGTCAATAGGTTTTTATGATTATTTGTCAGCGTCCTTGATTGCTTTTTCAATCATGTCTTGTGCGAACTGTTTGGATGCTGGTAAGAAACCAGATGAACCTGCCGCAGTTTTCATAATACCGCCAATACCACCGACTTTCTTTTTCAAGTCAGCAACTGTACCTTTAACTAGGTCCTTCTTTGCATCGCTTCTAGCACCTTGAGTTTTGCCATTTTTAGCCATGTTTCTAATCATTTTGCCTTGTGGACTATTTGCATTGTACTTAACGCCTGATTTGGCTTTGAGACCAAATGCCGCTGTATCTGCCTTGTTTGCTAATTTTCCAACTGCACCTGCGGCCTTCTTAAGACCACCAGCAACTGCTGTTCCTACTGCAGGTAATGCCTCATTCTTATCCCAGTTG